CAGAAAATGGATATTATATCGTTGAACATATATAAGAAAAACGCGGATGGAGCCGAGGAATGCATCAAAGAATACACGGAAAGAGATGTCCGCTGGGGTGTGATTGAAGATGCCCTGGAGCTTCAGGACAGGATGAAAGACGCGAGCATAAAAGACCAGATTCAAGAAATAAAAAATATGATCAAAAAGGTTTTTCCAGACATCACAGATGAACATATAATGTTGGCTTATACAAGTGATCTTTTAAACATTTTTGGTCAGATCATATCCATGGGAAGCGGACTGTTTGCGGATAAACGGAAAAAAAACGGGAAAGCGGAGGTGAGCAAATAAGCTCATCTCCGCAAACCATATCTGAAATGCTGTTTGAAATTGATGTAATGTTATGCAAGGCATTCCCGGCATGGACACCGGTATCAATACGCAGGGAGCCGGGCACGGAAATTATACGGACAATCAAGCAGCTTGAACAGCGAGGACAGAGGACAGAAGGACAGGCGGCGCAGGCCGGGTTAAAGACTAACGGCGGCAGCCAAAGAAAAAAAGTATATGCGGATGCAGGGTGGTATTAATGGCAAACGAAGAAGTATATGGCTCTAAGTTTACAATCGACATAACGGACCTTAAAACCGGAATGGCGGAAGCAAACCGGCTTATTCGTGTTGCTGACAGTTCTTTCAAAGCGGCGGCGGCGGGGATAGGCGACTGGAGCAAAAGCGCGGACGGGTTATCAGAAAAGATCAAAAGCCTTAATACCATCATGGGCATTCAGGACCAGAAGATATCCGCGCTTACAAAAGAATATGAGCGGGTAGCGGCAGAAAAGGGGAAGAACAGCAGGGAAGCGCAGGAGCTTCAGATAAAGATAAACAAGGAAACGGAATCGTTTAATAAAAATGAACGGCAGCTCAAAGAATGCGAGGATGCATTAAAGGACGTTGAAACCGGAAGCCAGAAAACAGGGAAAGCGACGGAGGAAGCCGGACGGAAAGCTGAGGGAAGCGGCGGTAAGTTTAACACTTTTGCGGTGACGGCGGGTACGGCACTCGGAAACCTTCTTGCAAGCGGGATTAAAAATCTAATTCAGGGAGTGGGAGATTTAACTAAAAAAATAATTGACTCTACAACCAGCCTGGCCGGGTATGCTGATGATGTGAACACGATGGCAAAGCAATATAAAATCAGCACGGAAACACTGCAAAAGTGGAGTTATGCTTCAAAAATCGTAGATGTTGATCTTGAGACGATGGGATCATCTCTAGGCAAACTTACGCGCGCAATGGGCAATGCGGATAAAGGCACGACTGATCAGGTTGATGCGTTTAAGAAGCTGGGAGTTGAATATAAAAAATCAAACGGAACCTTCCGGGATTCGGAAGATGTATTTTATGATGTGATCGATGCACTGGGTAACATGCAGGATGAAACCGAAGCGGACATTATTGCAAATGCACTTTTCGGGCGTAGCTTTCAGGACCTTAATCCTTTGATTGCCGTTGGATCAGAAGAGCTGAAAAATCTAGGTAAAAAAGCAGAAGACTTGGGCCTTGTTTTGGGACAGGATAAACTTGATAAGCTGAATGCTTTTCAGGATTCTATTGATACTCTTAGTTCTATAGCAAAGGTTGCGGCAGCACCGTTTGTTCAAGGGTTGATACCTGCATTTAAAGCGGTGACAGAAACAATTACAAATGTTTTAGGCAGAAAAGATGTAAAAGATGCAATGGAAACGTTTGGAAAAAAACTTGGTGAGCTAGGTACGAAATTAACAGAAAAATTTGTTGAGTTTATGACTAAAAAGGATGATAGCGGAAAAACAGGCTTTGATAAACTGGTTGACGGACTTTTTACACTTGGGGAAGCAATCACAGATAGCGTGGAATGGTTTTTTGATACAGCATTACCTAAACTAAAAGAAGTTTTAGAATGGATGGTAAATCATAAAGAGGATATTTCAGGATTGGCTATACTGATAGGCAGTGTTTTAACTGCTTTATCAATCGCTACAGGAAATGTACAAATGGGGCTTGCTGGAATTACGTTAGCCGGAGCAGGTACAATTGGGATTTTGGATTCGCTAAAAACATTCATAAATGACAATTCAGGAAGTATAGAGAATTGGTCTTTTAAAAATCAATTAGCCGTAACAGATAGTATGTCTATGTGGGATCAGTATTTTACATTTATGGTCAATACGATATCCGGAATAGAACAAATGACGCTTGGAATGTGGGATGCAATAAGAGCATCGTTCAGTAATGCGGCATTATTTTTAACTCAGGCATGGACGGATTTTTCAACCGCATTCAAAAATATTTGGAATAGTATAGGTAATGCGTTTGCTCTTGCGTGGAATGGAATTGTGAACGGCCTGAAAGGTGGCATAAATACGATCATAACCGGGATTAACGTTTTTATTGCAGGGATCAATAAACTCATTGGAGGTTTAAATAAAATAAAGCTCCCGGATTTTCTTGGAGGCGGAGGGGTTAATATACCCCTGGTTGGATATATACCGTATTGGGCGAAAGAGGGGGGCATATTTGATAAGGCTTCTATCATCGGAGTAGGGGAGGCTGGGCCGGAAGCAGTCATACCGATAAGCAATTTATCGGATATTCTCATTGACATTCTAAGGGGCGTTTTAGGACTTAACACCTTAAATATGGGCGGTACGTCGGGAACAGGCGGTTTAAGCGAAAACAGGACGGTTACAACGCCCCAAATTATAGATAACAGGACATTTAATGTTAGCGTTCGTGAAATGACGCAGGCACAGAAAAAGATACTGTTTAAAGAGTTTAACGAATGGCTGGGTGATAGGGTATGAGAAAGTTTTATCTTGAAAATGAGATAGGAGAGCGGATAGACCTTAATATAAGCAAGCATTCATTTGAAGAGCCTGAAGGACTGGGCGCGGAAAATGAAAACACATATGCAGAGTTAGGGGACGGTTTTTTTGTAAATGTAAAGTCACAAATTAAACCGATAAATATAACCGGGAAAATATCGTTTCAGGATGAGGACCAGAACGCCGACTATGACGATTTTATTAACTGGATATTTAAAGGGTATAAACTGTATTTTATTAAATCATACGGCGGGACGGAATACTATTGCGATATTGATGTGGATTACATCAATAAAGGAGAGATTGAAGATGGAGAGCTGCTTTGCCCTGCTTCATTCACTGGAACAACGCTATGGTACACGCTCAATACTATAGTGCTGAATTTTGCGCTGGACGATGAATCAAAATATAAAAAATACCCGTACAAATACCCATATAAATATTCGAGGTCATCTTCATCAAAAAAGGTACAGATTACGCCAATAGGTCATGTACCGGCGCGAGTGCGGCTTCAAGCCGTGGGGGAAATGTCAAATCCTTCTTTGACGCTTACGAACGAAAATACGGGAGAAATTTTAGGCAAGCTCGATTTATCCGGGGTATCGGTAGCTGTTGATGAGATGCTTATATATTCATCCGTTCCGGGAAATGCATATATAAAGAAAGTAACGGATGATGGGTCAGAAGTTGATCTTTCGGACGCGATCAATCTTGATTATGATAATTTTTTAAAACTGCCTTTGAATGTGCCATGCGTGATTCATTTTGAATTCACGGGATCGGCAGATGCAGCGACATTGTATGTCTGCCAATACAGGAGATAAAGATGAGATGCTTTATTAAGGACAGGTTTAGTTTTAAAACATATCTAATATACGACACTCAGGATTTTGACGTATGCCTGGAAACGGCACTCGACGATACATCCGCTATCACGCTGCCAACACAGGAATATATCCGGGAGGGTGATATTTTAATCGCGGATAATGGTTTTAAGGGATTGATCAAAAAGAAAAAACCAAACGCATCTAAAAAAACAGTAGAGCTGACTTGCACAGAAATACTGAATCTGTTTGATATAAACCTTGGATGGCAAAATTCATGGTTTGTACTAAATATGGAATATAGCCTGACAGCATATGGGGAAGGCGGTATTTTAAATGAGATTAAGACAGCGGCAGACATTGTGACGCAGCGCATCCCTTATTTAAAATATAAAGTATATGCCCATAACTGCCCACTGGTGGATTTGGGGGATAATTATGACCGCGGTATATTTAACCTTAAGGACTATTTAGATCAATACCGCAAAGAAAGAAAGGTTGATTTTAATTTTTCGGTAGACAGGCCAAGTGATGATATTTTGCGGATGAATATAGACTACAGGCAGGAAACGCCACGTAAAATAGATTTTTCAAAAGACCAATGTATTCTGCTATCGGAAGATTATGCCAATGAAACGATCAGTACATATACATGCTGGAGATATGATACCGAAGCCGAACCGTGGCTTGTTAAAACAATATGGTATATAAAAACGGACGGGACGATCACCACAACGGAGCCGGACTTAGAGGATAGGATAATCGGCATTAATAAGGATTTGCATGTCGATACCATAGATGCGGACGAACAACAGGCAATAGTGGAGGCAGAGATAGCAAAGGTAAAATATGCGCATAAGATTGAATTTTCGGAAGCACGGCGTTTAAAGCTTTATGATCCGTGCGAGATACGCCTACGTGGAAGAGTATTTGATAGTTATATAACATCGGTGAGAAGCAAAGACGATAATTCAAGCAGTTTTATATACACATCTGGGGAATTACGGACATCCCTCACCGAAAAGATAAGGAGTTGATAATAAAATGTCACATGGAGTAGGGTTCGATTTACAAAACTGTACCGGAAAGAATGACGGTATAATACGCAGGGCATTGTATAATGATGGGATATTAACCGGATGCGGAGCATCAAATACCAACAATTCAATGACGGTAGCGGCTGGACAATTTATGATATGCGGGCGGGCGATTGAACTTTTAACCGCCGAAACGACAACGATCGCAACACCGCCATCATCGGGCGTGGTGCGGCTTAAATACGTACTTGACATGACGCAAACGCCATCCGAGGAAGAGTTCACGCAGGGAGCGTGGGATTATGAATATGCAGCATCTCTAAGCGCCCTGCCAGCACTTGTTCAACAGGACATAAATGCCAGCGGAGAAACGTACGAAATTGAATTCATGGTTTATTCAATAGCGGGTGGAAATATATCCACATTACTTAGGAGTATAAAACATTCGGCACCATCCGGATGGAACGATCTACCTTACCCATGCGTTTATATATCTGCGACATCTTTTAAAATTGAAGGCGTGAACTTAACGGAAATTTTAAGATATGGAGTAAAATTCAGAGCTACACAGGGCGGAGTAGACAAAAATTTTTATATAGTTGATTCTCAATTTTCAACAGATACAACTATTACCGTGACGGGTGAGGTGGACTTAGCAAGCGGAACTATAGAAACCCCAAAATATTCAATAGTAGATGTACCGGAAGGGTTTAAAAAAGGCGAGTTATGGTATAGAGCAAATGCTAAATGTTCTACAGCTCAATCTATTACACAAGGTACAGATAGCGTAAAAATAGCTCTAAATACAGAAATATATGATCCAAATAATAATTTTGATAATGCAAGTCCAAATTATTATTATACAGCACCTATATCTGGATATTATTTAGTCGATGCACATATGACCATGGCAACAATAGCAGCCACATTTGAAATAATGATGTCTATTATGGGATTGCCAAGTGCTCCGGTAAGAATGCAAAGAACGATTGCTGCATGGTCAGCAAGTGGGTATTGTACAATGTCTGGTTCAAGAGTGGTGTATTTACCAAAGGGGACTATAATTTATTTGGGAGTATATCAAGGTTCTGCTGGTGCAAGAACACTCGATGCGAATCAAAGCACGTTATCGGTACAGTTTTTACATGTATAACTAAAAGCACTTAACGCTTTTAAACTAAAGGAGGAAAAAATAATGAAAATATGTATTGATGCAGGGCACGGTGGGAGATTTCCGGGGGCAACTGGATATGACGGTTCTCTTGAAAAGAATGAAAATCTTAACAGTGCGAAGCTGCTCAAGGAAGAAATGAAAAGGCGCGGTCATACCGTCACTATGACCAGGGAGGCGGACATAGACCTTTCAAGCAATAAAGATGAAGATCTTTTGGAAAGATGCAATATTGCAAATGCGGCAAAGGTGGACTGTTTTATAAGCATGCATGAAAACTGGTTTGAAGATTCTGGGGCAACGGGTACAGAAACGATATATACAAGCCATAACCCGAGCCAAAAATCCATCCAATGGGCAAACGACTGCCTCAGCCGCATGGTGGCAGCTCTAGGATTGCGGAGGCGCGGGACGCTACAGCAGGGAATCACGGTATTACGCTATACGGATATGCCGGCCATTCTAGTTGAACCGGGATTTATGAGTAATTCAAACGATCTTGAAACGATTAGGGCAAAGCGCAGGGCTATGATCATGGCCATTGCAGATTCATGCGAGGCAATGTTCGGACAGGCTATAAAATCGGGTTATGGCTTGTATATGTCGTTTGCCCATTGGATGGATTTTTGGCCCTGTACCGGTTGATCCGCTCGCCTATGAGCTGGCAGCAGACGCGCCGCTTTACAGGTATGTTGGAGAGGGCAAAAAAGGTACGGGCGTAACGCTGGGCGCTTATCCGATTGCTGAGGAAAGGCCGATCATTGACGGCGACGAAAACGGCGTACTGGCAAAGATTAAGGATTCAGACGGGAATGTTTATCTTGTGCCATGGGTATATCTTAAGAAAAAATAGAGAGGATCTGAATTTATAGAAGGGGATGCGGCCATGGAATACTTTATATTGGTTCTACAAATTTTATCACCAATACTAACGGGCTTTGTTGTATGGAAAATGACAAACACAATGACGCGCGCCATGTCAGCTCATGATAAAAATGCCGAAAACATAGAAAAGCAAAGGACTGAAAAATTGATTGTAGATACAGAATTTTTAAATAAAACGGCGGACATGGCCCATCAGACCGCAAAATCCCTAAAGGGAACGGACCTATGCAACGGAAGTTTAGACGGAGTTATATGCAGCTATGAAGAATCAAAAAAAGAACGCCATAAGTTTTACTTAAAATATAACGCCGAAAACGCTCAGGATGCCGCAGATCGCGGTTAAAATATGAAAGGAGATAAAAGATGGACGTGAACATTCTATCCTATGTAAAACCGGAATTGCTCGTTGTTATTTTCGTTTTATGGGGGCTTGGCCTCATGATCAAAGCAAGCAAGATTGAGAATAGATTTATTCCAATCTGGCTTTGCATGATATCGCTGGCCGTTGCCCTTATATGGGTATATGCCACAACGGAGATTACAACATCACAGCAGCTTGCAATGGCCATATTTACGGCAATTGTTCAGGGGGTAATTATATGGCTGATCGCCTGGCTCACGTATGATAAGTTTATAAAGTCCGGGCTATCTTTAAACAATTCAGGAAAAGGGTAAAAGTATGTACAAAAAAAAGGGCCGCATGGCCCTTTTTTATTTAACTAAATTTATTTTTACGGTTGGCCCATCTATTTTAAGAGTGGTTCCTTCTGGCAAATCTGCGTTTCGGTATTCAGATATTCCAATCTCTTCGTGTTCCGTAAAGTATTGATCTATGCTATCATTCGATGATTCAATACGCCCATTGCCTGAGAGTAAAATAAAATTATATGTACCTGATGGAAAATCAACGCCCGCCGTATAATTGCCAGAAGGAAGTGTATATTCTTTAGGTGTAGGCGTGGGAGTC